GAATTTCGAGTGTGATTTCAATAGGACAGAGCTAATTCGCATGATGCGTGAAGACGGATTTGGTGAGTTAAATTGGGAAGATCTTAAGTCACAGTTAAACAAGATCAACTACGAGTGTGTTGACAACACAAGCGAATAAAATTTGATTTCACCTTGACATTCGGGGTGGTTCAGCTATACTTACAAGAAGTACAGAGGGCATTAATGATAGCAGAAAAAGCAAACTTCGGAAGGTATGGAAAAACCTTTCAAGAAGGGCTTGTTCAGTTAATCTTTGAGGATCGACCGTTCGCGGATCAGATCACAGAGGTGCTGGACATAAACTTTTTAGAGTTAGAATACCTTCAGGTTTTTCTACGTAAGATCGTAACTTATCGGGCCAAATACAGTACACACCCGTCAGTAGAAGCTATGATGGCGATGGTTCGTACAGAGCTTGAGGGCGAAGACGAGGTTACACAAAAGCAGGTGCGGGAATATTTCGCACGCATTCATACTAGAGAACTGTCAGAAGACGAATACATCAAAGAGACTTCTTTGGACTTTTGTCGGAAACAGAACCTTAAAGAAGCTATGATGAAGTCGGTAGGACTCCTCCAGACTTGTTCATTCGATGAGATATCTACCGTTATCAACGAAGCACTTAAGCTAGGATCTGAAAATAATTTTGGATATGATTATATGGTAGATTTTGAAGAGCGATTCAAGCCCAAGCATAGGAATCCCGTCACAACTGGCTGGAAAGACATCGATGCGATTGTTGGTGGCGGTTTGGGCAAAAGCGAGCTGGGGGTCGTGATTGCTCCCACGGGTGCCGGCAAGAGCATGGTCCTGGTTCACCTAGGCACAAACGCTCTACGCGAAGGTAAAACTGTGGTACACTACACACTGGAACTACAGGACACTGTGATCGCTAATCGCTATGATAGTTGCTTGACTGGATATCCGCTCTCGGATATTAAAAACTTTAAACAAGAGATTTACGAAGAGATTAAAGAGCTAGATGGGTCACTTTATATCAAAGAGTATCCTACAAAGTCTGCATCTACTAATACAATCCGTGCACATCTTTCGCGCCTCATCAAACGCGGCATTAAGCCGGGCCTTGTGGTTGTTGATTATGCCGACTTGCTGAAGCCCACCGTCGTTAGAAAAGAGAAACGAAACGAACTGGAATCTATTTATGAAGAGCTTCGCGCGCTTTCAACGGAGTTCCAATGTCCCATCTGGACAGCATCGCAAACAAATCGTTCAGGATTGAGTGCAGAAGTTATTACAATGGAGCAGATCTCCGAAGCATTTAACAAGTGTTTTGTGGCTGATTTCATCTTCTCGGTATCGCGCACCATTGAGGACAAACAAAACAATCAAGGCAAAATCTTTATTGCCAAAAACAGAAATGGGCCTGATGGGATGGTATATCCTATTTTCATGGATACATCTAATGTTAAAATTAAGATCCTTCCCAGGGCCCCAGTTGCGAATACACAAGGGCAAGCACAGGTAGTCACTGCGCCTGTGGCTCTGGACCCAGCAGCACAGAAAGAGTTATTAGCAGAGAAATACAACAAATTAAGAGGAAAACGCAAATGAGAACGCTGGACAATATCCGCAGATTTAGATTATCAGACACATTTATTGAGCCTTACAGAGACGCTGAAGTTCCCTGGGGCCCCTTGGGGTACGTAACATTTAAGAGAACGTATGCTAGACGTTTGAATGAGTTTGATCCCGAGGCAACAGGTTCCGAAGAGTGGTGGCAAACTTGCCGTCGAGTCATTGAGGGAATGTTTAATATGCAGAAACAGCACGTGTTTATGCTTGGTTTGGAATGGAACGACAGCAAAGCACAACGCACAGCCAAGGAAGCATACGATCGATTATTTAACCTTAAATGGACCCCTCCTGGCCGCGGCCTGTGGATGATGGGCACTAAGTTCATCGAAGAGCGTACAGCCGCAGGACTATTCAATTGCGCTTTCCGTTCTACTCGCGATCTCGCAACTAAGGGTGGATACCTGTTTGCCTGGATGATGGATGCGCTGATGGTTGGTATTGGCGTTGGCTTTGATACCGAGGGTGAAAACAGCATCACAATTAAAGAGCCTCAATACACCAACGATACGTTAGTTATAGATGACTCTCGCGAGGGCTGGGTCGATTCCGTACACACTTTGCTGGATGGATTCTTTTTTGGTAATAAGGTGCCCAAGTTTGATTACTCTGCGATTCGTCCCGAGGGCGCCCCCATCCGTGGCTTTGGCGGCACATCAAGCGGGCACGGACCACTTAAAGAACTGCACGACAACCTGACAGAGCTATACACAGCTAAAGTTGGCGAACCTATTACATCCGTAGATATTGTAGATACGGAAAATTTGATTGGCCGCTGCGTGGTAGCTGGCAATGTGCGCCGATCGGCCGCACTAGCAATGGGCGCCTACGATGATCGACAATATCTTGAGATGAAGAACGATCAAGAAAAGCTCTACCACCACCGTTGGGGCTCAAACAACTCCTTTAACGCTGTCGTGGGTATGGATTATACATGGCATGCAGAGCAGTCGCAGAAGAACGGAGAGCCGGGCTACATCTGGCTAGACAATGCGCGCACACGTGGGCGCTTTAAAGATGGCCCTCGCTTTGACGACATCAACGTGGCTGGATTCAATCCTTGCGTCGAGCAACAGCTTGAAGACGCAGAGCTGTGCTGTCTTGTAGAGACATTTCCAGCAAAGCACGACGACTATGAAGATTACCTTAGAACACTGAAGATTGCGTATCTGTATGGCAAGACGATCACTCTGTCCAACACGCACTGGCCAGAGACCAACGCAAAGATGCTGAAGAATCGACGCATTGGACTGTCTCAATCTGGAGTGGTGCAGGCTTTTAATAAGCATGGCAAGCGACAGATGCTTAACTGGTGTGATAGGGCGTATGAATATGTACGCGAGTTGGACGAAGAATATTCCAACTGGCTGTGCATTCCCAAGTCTATCCGCATGACCAGCATCAAGCCAAGTGGTACCGTATCGCTGCTCAATGGCTCTACCCCAGGAATTCACTTTCCCGAGGATGAGTATTATATTAGACGGATAAGGTTCTCAAAAGATTCAGAATTGCTTAAAACTTTATCGGAAGCAGGATATAATATGGAAGATGATGAATACTCGCCCAATACCGTGTGTGTTGAGTTTCCTGTCCATGAGCCTTATTTCCAAAAAGGAAAGAGATCAGTCTCGATGTGGGAACAATTGGAAATGGCCGCGCAATACCAACATTACTGGGCCGACAACTCGGTGTCTATTACGGTGACGTTCAAGCCTGAAGAGGCTAACCAACTAAAGGATGCGCTAGAGATGTATGAAAGCAGGCTCAAGGCAGTTTCATTTCTAAAGTACGAGGAAACTGGATATGCCCAAGCACCCTATGAACCAATTACTAAAAAGCAATACGAGAAGCTTATTAAAAACATCCAGCCTATTCAGAGATTTGATACTGATGAGGGCGGAAGCGGAACTAGGTTCTGCACAAACGATAGCTGTACAATATGAGGTAGAAATGTTTAAACCAGTTAATAGATATATTCAAATAAATTTACCAAAGCCCAAGCCGCACGCACCAAGCAGTATTGTGCTCCCTGAAGACTACAAGCCTACAGAAGAAAGACACATAACAGCGGAAGTGGTCGCTTACGCTTCAGATATTAGGTTTAAGGATCAGTTGGTGATGTGTGGTGGTCATGGCGCATCAGTAATCGTCGACAAATCGATGATTGAAGAAATTACTATAAATAATAGTAAAATAAACGTTGTTCTTGATAATTATGTAGTGGGGATTATTAAATAAAATGGGAACAATGTGCGATGCCAATAGATAAAAACTTTTACAATGAGTCGTCAGCAGCCAAGCTTGGATGGGATCCAACTTGGTTTGGTGAAAAGTACTTTGATGACAAACTAACGAGAGCCATCAAGAAATGGCAAAAGGACAAGGGGCTCGTTGCCGATGGTCTTTGTGGGCCTGCGACCTTTCGTCGTTTGTGGACAGAAAGACAAGCAGACATTGATGATTACCAGCCGGAAAGCTGCCATTACTCAAACTACATTGTTTACCAGGGAAACTTCACACCCATTGAGTGGGATAAGGTGGTGCTCTGGTCAGAGGAGGGTGGATTAGAGGCCAAGTCTGGAACGTACTATGACTACTCTGGTCGCCCTAAACGCAACATTCGCCTGTTCGTAAACCATTGGGACGTGTGTCTGTCATCCCGTTCTTGTCAGCGTGTGCTTGACAAGCGTGGGATATCGGTACACTTTCTAATCGACAACGACGGCACAATCTATCAGACTTTAGACATGCAGCACGGTGGATGGCACGCAGGGTCCGAGCGCGTGAACCGAGCATCGGTTGGTGTGGAGATCAGCAATGCATACTACACCAAGTATCAAGACTGGTACGAGAGAAATGGTTTCGGAACGCGCCCTCTTGTTGACGATGCATGGGTTCACGGAGTGAAGCTTAAGGAGCATATGGATTTCTATCCTGTTCAGATCGAGGCACTCAAGGCTCTATGGAAAGCAATACACAAAGCAGCCGAGATCCCATACGAAGCGCCCAAGAGTCAGTTCGGAACCACATCTACGAGATATGAGCAAGATGTAAAGTACGGCAGCTTCTCTGGCTTCATTAGTCACTATCACGTCAGCAAGAATAAGATTGACTGTGCTGGCTTGGACATCGTTAAGCTCCTTGAGCAAGTGAAGGACGATTGATATTAGAGTACGAAAACATAGTTGTTGGTAGTGACTTAAAGGCGACATTGTTCGCCTTTAATAATAATCTACCCATCATTTTTTCTCAACCACGGCGTCCATTTCGATTCGACTTCCTTGAGCCGAATACAGATTTAGGGTGCGTTAAACTTACTAGGAGCCCCAGCCTAGAACTTACTAGAACTAATGGGGTTAAAGTTGTTGGTTCAAGGGCAGAACTTCTTTGGGAGCGTATGATGTTTCTGCTCAATCTCGATGGCAAAGTTCCGCTCGCAAATCTCTGCACATCTATGAGATTTGATGGAGAACATTTAATCTGCTCCAATGAATACTCCAAGATAGGTACGTTAAACTTTAGTAATTGCTTTTATTTTGGCGATGATAATATTTCTGGACTGGT